TATCACTAGTATCAAAATGAATACTACCATTAGTACTAAATCCTATTGCTTTATTAGAAAATAAAAGAATAGCATCGTCTTTAGCATTAAATAATAATCTATCCGAGTTTATTATTACTTGTTTTCCTTGATATATTTCTGGGGCCTCTGGTTTATAAGTCATTTTATTAGGAATCTAGTTGAGCTTTTGCTAATTTAATTAATTCTTCTTTTGATCCAGCTTGCATTTGTTGGGTTAATAATATATTCATATCATCATCTTTAACTGTTATTCTTCCATAACTATTTCCTCTTCCATTCCAATAATAACCTCTATTAGGTTCTACTTGATCTGCGTTTGGGTGTTTAGATACAGGAGGTTCTACATTTTCAGATTCTTCCATTATATATTCAGGATATGCTCTTTTTATATCATGTTGATATTCTCCTATTTGAACTCCTCCATATTTTTTATGTAAAGTAGATGATTTAGAAGCTAATGATGTTTTTTTTCTATTATTATTATTTTTGTAAGATATATGAACCCAAGATCCATTTATTCCATTACCTTTTTCAGGAAATTCCCAAATCATTTGATCAAAATCTATACCTTGATCAATAACCCAATTAAATATTTCATGTGATTTAAAATTTTTAATACTTACTAAATCAGAAGCATATCCATACATGTGTTGACTCTCATCAACTCCTCCTATGTATTTATTTAAAGCTTTACTCCTATAAACTGAAGTTATAACTACATCAGGATATTGTGTTTTTATAGGATTAACACATTTATTCATAAGATTATTTATATTTGTAATAATAACCTCTTGTTCTAAATCTGGTCTGTCTGGTGTATAATCATCTCCAGGAACATTACCTCCTATTAATTCAGCTTCTTCATCCCCACAATAAAAAATACTATTTTTATCTAAAGTTGAAGAATATATACATTGTTTTAAGGAAAAAAAAGTTGCCATAATTTTAAGGGGTATATTGTTCTAAATCTGTTTGGTCTGAAATAGCTGGAATAGGTTCTATAAAAAAGGATCCTAAAGGCTTATCTAATTCTTCAGATGTTATATTATAATCAGTTAATGATTTTATTGATTTTTCATCTAATTGTACTTCTGTATTTTGATCTATTACATTATTATCTGAAGGAGCTACATCATAATACACTACCCTTTCTGGTACTATTTCTTCTTCAAGTATTTTTTCTTTAATAACTGGTGGTGGAGAATTTAATATTGGTTCTTCTTCATCTGATATTTCTTGTTCTTCTATTTCTGGTTCACTTATAATATTTAAAGGTGGATCTGTTAGTAAAGTATTTATATTTTCAGATTGTTTTAAATTAGCTCCAAAAGATTTTTGATAAATAGAAGCAGGTATAAATTTATCTAGTTTTTGATTAGATGTTAAATATATACTAGATGCATCATCATCTATATCTTCTATAGAATGTACCCATCCTTTACCATCTGTTTCTTCTAATTGGCCATTTCTAATAATTAATATAGGATCTCCTACTGTACTATTATTACTCCATCTATTTTTATTTTCTTCTAATATACTTTCACCTATATTAGTAGAACCAAAACGAATTGAATTTCCAAATCTACCCTCTATTATAGTATCCCCTTCATAAGGTAAAAGAGGTTTAATTTTTGTTTGTTCTTTAAAATAATCTCCTAAATCTATATTTGTGCCTTCATCCTCTATTTGTCTTACTGCTAATCCATTTTCTGTTTGTTTATAATCTCTTTTAGAGGCATCATCAGATATTCCTTTTATAGTGGGAAGAGCATTATGGTGGGGGTGGTTCCATATATTTAAATTAGGAAAATAATAATTTGTAAAACCTCCTGTATTATATATGTTTTTATCATAGGAAGACATTATTAATACTATTTCATTTTTTAAGGGATAATTTTTTAAAAAAGAAAAAATAGGTCTAGCTGTGTTATTTATACTTGTCCATGTTTGTTCTAAAGGTGTATTATCATCTAATTTAGTGAAAAAAATAGTCCCTATAGCATCATATCCCCCAAAATTAATTGCTTGAGGATGTTCTATATTTAGAATAATATCTTTAACTCTTACAGCAACTTGTGACATTTTATGATTCTTTTGGTGATTCTATTTGTTTAGGTTCTTCAACTGTTTTTGCTATTTCTTCAGCTACATCCATTAGTTGATCCATTTCTTCAGCTGATAATAAACCACCATCTCCTGTTGAAGCAGCACCTGTAGATAAACGTTGTACAATAGCTGCCATCTTAATTAATTGGTCATCATTTTTAACACTTATTTCCATATATTCTTTAATTAGTGGAACTACAACTGTAGCATCACCTAAAGATTGGACTAAAGGGCGTAATTCAGCAATTAAAGATGCTAATTGAGTAGCTTTTTTCTTTTGATTACCGTGAATTTCTTTTAATAAATCACCAAAAGATTTACTATCAAATATTATTTGGTTTAATGAATCCATATTGTTTTATTATAAATATGGAATTTTTTAGATTCTTACGTGTCCTGTATCTATATATTCACTATATAATTTTTTATATAGTACTTTTAATTTTTTAGTTACTTTAGTAATAACAGGAGTATCTACTTCAGTCATTTCTCTTATGTAAATATAAAGTGCTTTTTTATTAAATATTTCTAAATTTTCTCTTCGTTTAAATAAAGTATTAATAGCATCACATACTTTTCTATCTTTATTTTTTTTAAACATAGTAAACATATGTTTATCTGTATATAATGTAAAATAATCTATAAAGTCTTTTATTTCTTGTTTACGTCCATCCCTACCTAATTGATTTAAAACTCCTTCATCTTCATCTGCAGCTAATACGTCTACTTTTTGTTTTTTCTTTTGATAATTGTTATTATTATAAAGTATAAGATAATTTTTACCTACAATTGAAAAATAACTAAATGCTTTAGTGCCTTTTTCTGGTTTAAAATAATCTAATTTTTCTAAAAGAAAACAAATTACTTCATGTTTTAAATCTTCTAAATCATCTACTTCTGTATAATAAAATTTAAATGTGTGTATTAAGTTTTCCGCAAGTTTATAGAAAGGGTACCAAATTCTTGTTTTAAATATTTCATCTCTATCATCTTGATTAGATGTAGCTAAATAATCTTTAATAGCTGCGTCTGTGTCTGGTGTAAAATATTGTTTTTTTGTTCTTTTTCTTCCTCTTTTTTTAGGTCCCGATACGGGTAAGTCCATAATTATGGGCTCGGGAGGAGGACTAGGGGCATACTTAAGTTTGTTTGACATGTGGTTTTTACTAATTTTTATTTAATGGTAAACTCGTTTAAAGCTTCTTGAATTTTTTGTAATTCTCTAAAAAACCAGCCAATTTCATCATCAGAACGAAATATTCCTTTATCGTCTATTTGATTTAATCTTTCATTACAAGCATTAATAGCTTCACTTTGTTTAGCAATAAAATCTTCATATTCTGCTCTAATGTCTTCTAATCTTTCAGCTTGTTTTAACAAATTTCTAATAATAAAAAAAGAAGCTACAAATACTACTGTTAATGCTATACTAAGTATTGTTACTGTTGTCATAATTAATCTTTAAAAAATGAATCAATTACACCTAATGTTGCTTTTGATAAATTTGGATTATTTGCTGTGTTTATTTTTTTAGCTGCTCTAAGTGTTTTATCACCTTTAGTAGCGTTTGCTGGTTTAGATTTAGTAACTGCTCCAGATGCATTATTCCATAACTCAAATTCAATTTGAGCAGCCATATGATCTGCTTGGTGCATCAATAATGGTAAGTGTGTTCTTAATCTAGTTTCTTTTTGACCTGACATGAAATAAAACTTATTTGAATCATCATACAAACCATCATGAATTTTAATTGTAATAAATTCATTTTGAGTAACTTTACAACCAATTTCCTGTAATATAAATAATGAACGTTCAGGGACTTTCATTGCAGGAATATCAGTGTTAAACTTATACATTTGGCCTAATTTATCCATATGCCATTGTGAATCGTTTGGTTGGTAGTACTCGCCTTCTTGTTGACCCATCTTGCCTAAATCATGGAATAAAGCAGCGAAATGCATTTCTTCAACAGTATATGTGGATATATCACCCCCCATTGCTTCCCACGTTTTATATAATTGGTTTGCACAATCAAAAACACGCAAAACATGGTCAGTATAACCACCTGCAAATGCTGAATGGTGCCAATTTTTACTTGAAGCGGGCATCATCATCATTCTTTCTTTATACTTGTCTAAAAATGGTAATAATATGTCTGTTCTTTCTTTTGAGAATGATTTTTCTATCTCACTTACATAACGATTCCAATTTGATTGGATTTTTTCAGCTGATAACATATTATATTCTTCCTGTGTTTTGTGTACCTCTAGCCCCTAATGGATTTGTACTTGATATAGAAATCATATTTTGTAATTCCTCATATCTATCTTTTAATTCACCTTCTTCCATAAAACGAAGGGCTGCTTGTTGTTCACCTCTTTTAATTAATGTTCTTAATCTAGATAAAGATTCATCTAACCTTTCTAGTGCTGTTTGTGCTTGTCCTTCAAATGCCATATTTATTGTTTTTTATTTTTCTTAATTGTAGTAACTTTCTTTAGTATATCCAAATCTTTTTTACGAGGTTTTTTTCTTTTAATTTTTTCTATATGAGGATAATATTCCTCAGTCCATTTTTCAATGTTTCTAATTTTCATCTGTATATTTTTCATATTGTAAATTACACCAATTCATATTTTCTTTTAATATTTTTTTACGATCTGATGTTATATTAAGAAAATCTGTTGTTTCTATTAAAAGACCAATAGCGGTTATGCGTGTTAAGTCTTCTTTTGTTCCTTTTTTCTTAATAAGTGATTTTAACAATTCAACACTTTTAAGATACTCATCTTTTTTAACTTCTGCTGCTGATTGTTGTTTTTGTAATTTATATTCTTCATCATTTTCATCGAAAAACGACATTATATTAGTACCTGAACGGTGTATACCTTTTAATTCATCGGATTTTTCCATCCGTTTTAGTGTTTTTTCTATGTTATGTGAATTATATTGTGTCATTGTGTTGGTGTTACGGTCCGCCGTTCACCTTAAAAACCCTACAGTTATAGGATATAACTTAAAAATGGGGTAACCAAATTTTTAACCAAATATTTTATTAAAATGTAATTTCATAGCTCCTTGAGAAGCACCTATAGTAGCTTTACCTAAAATATCATCATAATTTTCAAATCTACCTTGATCTATATGCCAAAATCTTATAAAACCGTTTATACTCATATCAGCTAAATGTCCTCCCCAACCGGGTTTTCGGGCTAATTTATCCCCAATAAATTTAAACGCCATTTTTTTAGCCCCTTCTTCTGATGATTGAAAACCACCTAATTGTGTTTCAATATAATCTATATTCGATTTAATATCTTTAAATATAGGCCAAATTCCCGCTATTTGTTCTAAATCTACTTGTGATAGTGTATGTACCTGTTCAAATGCATTTTTTAAATTATCTCCTGCCCATGTTAAAGCGTTTTTTTGTTTTTGATCTTCTACATTACCATCAAAAGTAGCAGCTAATCCTGCAATACCAAAAACTGTATTTAGCATTTTTAAATTATCTCTAAATTTACCAAATCTACCTAAATCAATAACACCATTAGGTTTCCCATAAGCTTTTACTTCTACACCATCTATACCATCTCCATTAAACCATAAGTCAGGAGCATCATCTCCTCTACCTTCTGCTAATTTACCAGCAGTAGATGAATTTGAATGGTTATATAACCAATATAATGATAATTCTCCTTTTCCTACTCCTAATGTTTCTGTTTGGTCTCCTGTTTTTTTCTTTGGCTTAACAGTCCATAATTTTCTCCATACTTCTAAATCATCTTCTTTTACTTGTACATCAAATGTAGATTTAGAAAAATTATAGGTATTTTTTGATTTAGGAATTTCACCACCAAATACAGTTTTAATTAACTCATCATATTCAGTTGTTTCTCCTAATATTTCTTCTTCTTCTTCTTTTTCTTTTTCTTCGGGAGTTGGAGGAATTTCTGGTTCTTCTAATTCTTCTTCACCATCTAATCCAGGTTCTAAACCTGTTATCCCTGGTTCTCCATCTTTATTAGCATATGATACTTTTTTCATAATATCATCTGTAGGTAAATCTAATTGTTCTAATATTTCTTTTAAAAGGGAAATATCAGAAGGGCTACCCATATCTGGGTACCCCTTTTCTGATCTATAAGACCATTCCAATAATAACTCATCAAGAGTCATATAATATTACTTAATAATATTAGCTAATTTTTTCATTCTTTCAACCCCTTCATTAAGAGATTTTGAATCTCCAAACCCTGTGTGACCACTTGTTTTTGAGAAATTCTTATATCCAGCTGCACCTAATGCTCCTGATTTAGTTGTAGTAGCAGCTTTAGAAGGATAAAATTCTTCTAGATCAGCTTCTTCATCCATTTCACCTTCAACGTCATCCATAGGCTCTTCACCATCTTCATCTTCAACACCATCCATATCGTTATCTTCTCCATCATTTTCAAAATAATCAGATAACATATTATAGATAGCTCTTAAAGTGTCGTCTGAATCCATTTCTTCACCACCCATATCCATGTCAGCATCAACATCAACATCTGGTTGAACGTCTACTGCTACTTCTTCTTGTTCTAAATAATTGCTGTATTCTTCAGCTATCATTGATTTTAATTCTTTTAAATTCATTTTTTTTTACTTTTTAGTTTTATTATTGGTTTTGGTCTTTTTTTTATTTTTAGTAGGTTTTTTTCCTCGTCTTTTATTTCCTTTTGCTGCGTCTACAACATCTTTTGATTGTGCTACAACATTTTTAGCTGCTTTTTTTACATCTGCTAGTTCTTTTTTCATTTCTTTAATCCTAGCTTTTGCTTCTTTTAGGGCTGCTGATGCTTTTTCATCAATGTTAGTTGAATCCCAAATAGCATTCCATAATCTTTCAAAATATTTTTTCATAACTTATAGTAAATCTGCGCTTTTTAGCATTTTTCTTAACTTAATAAAATCTTTAACATCTGGATTTGTTGTGTAAGTTTTTAAATAATCTGCTTTACCAGCTGGGTTCTTTTTTATTTTATCATTTGTTTCTTTAGCTAATTTTTTAATATCTGGAGCTAATTCCTTAACCTTTTTCATAGCTAGAGCTAAAGCTTCTTTAGCATCTCCTATAGATTTATCTATTCCTTTAATTTGAGATGTTGTAGGCTCTTTATCTTCAAAATCATTACCTTTCATTTCTTGTAAATAACTTTCAATTTCTTTTCTTAATTTTTTTGCTTTTTCAGATTTTTTTCCTCCAAGTGGATAACAACCACTACCACCACAGCCTAATCCGGATTTTCTCCCTCCATGGTTTGGTGGACAATCGCAATCATCATCACCTGCTTTTTCATTTCTTCTTGATCTAACCATATTGGATACAGTAGCTGTTCTTCCTGTATAAGTAGCACCGTAAGGTAAAAAACTTGAACAACAACCAGAATCACAAGCATTATCATAACCACACTGATTAGGAATACCAACAGATATGCTACCTGCAGTTCCATCTGCATATGTAAATTTACAAGAGCAGCTATTATCAGCTTCTTGTAAATGATTTTTAATTTCTGCTTTAATAGCTTCTTTTAATGCTTTAAGTTTAAAACTTCCCATTTTATCTGTTTTAAATTGGGTAGTGTAATCTTCTTTTTTATATTTAGGTTCAACCATTTTATCATGTGAAAATGTTTTATCAACTTCTATCATATGATGATCTTCCATTTCTTTTAAGTAAGCTTTAAATGATGGTTTAGTTTGACCTGTAGCTACATTACGATATTTTGTTTCATAATCAATTAAAGCTGAATAATATCCACCATGTTCTTGTAAATTTTTAAGAACAGTTTCGGTAGCTTTTTGTCTTTCATCCTCTGTTGATTCTGCTAATCTAGCAATTCCCATAT